GTTTATACTTAGTCTTAGTAGGGAGGTTTAAAAGCCTCCCTTTCTATTTAAAATAATTGAAATGAGCATACTAGACGCAGCTAAAAGAGATTTAGCACAGATACAAGCAAATGGAAATGATTATGCAGTAGATTGCTTATTCACTCCTTTAGTTGGTGAGGCTTTTACGATTAAGGTGATTCACACAAAGCATCGTTTAGGAGTTGATACTGATGGTGTTCCTGTAAATGCAAAAACGGCTAGTATATCTTTTTCAGAATCAAATTTACCCGATGGCGTTTCGATAAGAAATGACAATGACGAGGTTAGAATGATTAATTGGAAAGTTGATGTTATTGATAGTTCTGGACTTGTAGCAAAGTATATTATTAGGGAACATTTTCCAGATGAAATGTTAGGTACAATTGTTTGTATTTTAGGAGATTTTGAATAAATAAAATGGCAGTATTACCATCTTTTCCGACACAAAATTTTGAACTTATCCGAGATAGGATAGGCGAAATATTAACCGATGAGTTAACTAATCAATCTATTGATTCAGTTGTATATAGAGAGCGAGTAACACCATTTGACAAAACAGATTTAGAGTGTTTAAATGTATCTTTAGCACAAGGTGACTACACATCGAAAACACAAATTGATACAGACGGGGAATATCAGTATAATATTGACATTTATGTTAGTAAAAAAACAACCGAAACAGACGCAGCGGACAAATTAGCTAATCATAGACTGCAAAAGTTAATCGGTATTGTATGCTATATTTTACGGGCTTCACAATATAGAACCTTATTATTTGCAAATCCTTTGATTAGTCATACAATGGTAACTAATTTCAGAATTGCGGACACCGTTAACCAGGACGCAACTACTACTGTTATGGCTAGAGTTCAGTTTAATGTTAATTGTACTGAGGGTTCTGGATTATCTGATACAATTGAATTAGATAAAAATACTACAACTGTAAAACTTCACGAAACCGATAAAGGTTATATTTGGATCAAGCCATGAGCGAAAAACTAACACACCTTTTAACAACAATTCTAACCTCTTTTTTAGTTGTAGTTGGGAATATATCACTATTCTCAATATTACTAATTATAACGGTTGTAACAGATGTAATTTACTGCTTAGTAGTTAGTTTTAGGAATAACGGTATAAAAGGCTTAAAATACAGTAAATTACTAGATAGTGGTATTAATTTATTTTTGTATTTATTAGTTATCTTAATTATGGGAATACTTGATTATACTATTTTAGATAATAATCCTTTAAAGATTGAGTTTATCGCGACTAAAATAGTTACTTTAATATTTCTATCAATTGAATTAAAGCATATCGAAAAAACCCATTTACAAGCAGGAGGTAAAAGGTTTAAAGTATATTTCAGTCAGTTAGTTAAATTCTTTAATTTTGTAAAAAAATCTATAAAAGATGAAAATAATTAAAAATATAATAGGAGCTTTAAATGTTCCAAAGGTAATTACTGCTATAAAGGGCGGTGATGTAAAGACTAAGACTAAAGGCGTTACTTTACTTGCAGGTGGTGGACTTGCTTTGTTTAGCGAGGGCGTTGTATTAATTACTGATGGAGTGACTTTAAAAGATACTTATTCAATAGTAGGAGGTGTAATTATGATATTAGTAGCAATTTTCTTTATGGAGAGAATGGGCGACAAAATAAGTAAAATTGATAGTGATGCAGATAACGAATAATTTTTGGATAATAGAGTTTTTAAGGGGTTCTAATATGCCTAAAGAGGCTATTGCAATGAATAGCATTGAAAAGCTAACACCAGAGCAATTAATTGGAATTGGTGTTGTCGCTCATCAAATGCAAATCATTAGAGATGCAACTAAAAAAGAGTTTGGAAGTGACTTTGGAGGTTTTGTTATTACTGCTGGAGTTCGTCAATTAGAATGGGAATTAAAACAAGGTAGAAGTGGTAGGAGTCAACACGTTAACGGTTGGGCGGTTGATTTTCAGCCAATATGTGAAGAGGAAAAATATATGTTGATATTTAACTGGATATTTAACAGGTTCGAGCCTACTCATAAAGGTGGATTTGCTAAAAAAGAACCTGATTTAAAGCAAGGTAAAAAAGGATTTATACATATAGATATGAGGTTAACGGGGAAAGCTAGGTGGAGTTATTGATTCTCTATCCTTTTTAAATTATTATAATTATTTACAACTGTTAAAAACTCAATTACTACGGGTAAATCTACTAAATCAATTTGGCTTAATAGATTATAACCTATTGTATTTCTGATTGTTTCGTGTTGTTCTATTGTGGCTATTGGGTTCATTTATTTTTAAATGTTTCTGCTAATTTTTCAGATAGTTCATGTTGATATTGTTTACATTCTTCTTTACTCAAACAACCATCGACAAATAAACTTAAAGTTTCAAACCAATAAGATTTTCGGCTTTTAATTCTGTTTATTATCCTATTTTTATCAACCTGTTTCTTCAACTCATTATATTTATTTGGGAAATCTTTATTAATATGCAATTCGCCCGTTTCAGCCAAATCCTCCCAAAGTTTCCAAAGCTCTTTTATTAGTTCTTTTTCCATAATATTTTCTTGATTGTCACTAAGTCAAACACTAAGATAATTATTTAACTCGTTGATATTGTTACGTTTAGTTTCTTGATTCAGTTTTGATTGTAAATAATATAAATAACGCCATTAAAACGGCTTTTAAGAGTCAGCAATAACAAGCTACGCCAGTTTATTGCTTTGGTGTTACCTACCATTTAAAGAAACATCAGAACCATACCTATTTGCTACATCCCAATCAATTACAAATCTGTTCATTCTAAATATATCGTCTATTTCAGATATTTTTGAAAATTTACGGTTGTGCATTGAGCATATTTCAAATATTCCGTTACTGTTTAGATTTCCACTTAAAAAGTGTATTCCAAAAACATCACCTTTTAAAACAGCTTTGTAATAAGGGTCATTTTCTTCATCGCCATATCTTCTAAATCCAATTTCAAATAATTCTTGCTCTGTTATCATAATTTAAGGAAAACGGCAGGTAACACAATATAAATTTAATACGGGTGTTAGTGCCAGATTTCAGCGAATTACCTTTTAGTTAATTTAGAGTAGTACGGATGGTTTTCGCTTTCTATTCCCGTACTAATCTTATACAATACGTTACAACTCCTCAATAACCTCACTAACTAACCCTCTAACATCATCTTGTAATATAGTTAATATTTCAATATACTTTTCAGTTTTAAACTTACTAAAATCGCAATCGGTTGCAGTAGAAAAATTAAAGTCGCCTAAATCAGTTGTAATGTTCAACCAACAACGCTCTTCATCGTGTCCAATTTCGTTTATTTCAACAGATTCAAAGCCATCAAATAAGTTCCTTAAAAATCCGTAGCTTTTACGGAAATAGGGCTTAAAGTCGTTTAGTATTAGTTCCATGCTATTTAATTTGAAAGTAAGTTTTTAAAAGTTCTTCGTGGTTTTCTTTAAAATTATTAGCTTGACTTATGTTTTCAAACGATAAAATATTATACGTAGTAGCATGAATGCAAACATCTAAAATATTACCATAACGACGTATAACATATTTATTTGTATCAAAACTCCAATCAGGAATCCAATCACCAACAACTATTTTTCTTAACTGTAATAACTGAGCTAAAGCCAATGAAGATTCTGCATCTTCTTTTGTTGGGAACAAATTTTTGTTTTTTTCTTCTGTTTTCATTCTTAAAGAAATAATACAGGAATAAGCATCTATATAAGACCCTTCAATATTTTTTAATTCCTCCCAGGTTTTAACCTCAGTAACTTCTTTTTCTTTAAAAATTATTACACCATCTTTTAATGATGATTTTTCTAAGTCAATTTCTAATCCTTTTGGTATTTTAATGTGTATTTTATCCATTATTTCTCTATTAAATTAATTACGTATTGATACTCTTTTATTAATGCTTTGCATCGTTCAGTTCTTAAACTCTCTTTGATTTCTAAGAGCTGGTTTAATTCTTGAGTTATTTTTGGGAGGGATTTCATAATTAAATTACTTCATTTGAATTAGTACAAATTAATAGTTTCTTTAAAAGGTTTTTAGCTTTTCTAAGTGTATTAGTTGCTAATCTACATTGATCCGCACTATCAATAACAAAATATGTATCACTGTTATTTGTAGTTATTTTAAAATCTTTTGTTTTTATTAAAGTTGTCATTTCCTTTTGTTTTTAAGTACACTACAAATCTAATAATTTAATTTTAATTATTAATAATAATCTTAATAATTTTAACTTTTGTTAACTTTTTCCATAAAAGAAAGTATGTGAATAATTACTGGTAAAGTCCAACCATCGCCTAGTAAACTGCCTGCTTTTGCTTTTGAAAGTATATCGCAATAATCATCTGGAAAACCTTGTAATCTACACATTTCTATTTTATTTACTGTGCGTACTTTTTTATCCTTTAAAGTAAATAAACTATTATTGGATTGCATTAAACAAGGTGCTTTCCCTTTTGTTACGCGTCCTCTTCTTGTTTTAGAAGTTGGAAAACTTAAATCTAAACAATCATTTTCAGTCATAACATCATAACCCTTTACCGTATTTGTTTTTACTCTTAATTCTTCATTCTCTTCATAAATCAAAGTAACCATTCCAGTAGTATCATTACGGTGCTTTAAATATCTTTGAGTTCCACTTTTCCCTCTTCCAGTATTTAAACAAGTGTGATTATCTTTATCTACGTAGACGATATTAGCACTTTGCTTTCCTTTGTTTATTCTGCTTTTTATATATTTATCTTCTTTTATTGAATCTTTTACAAATGTTTTATGATCACCCTCTAGTAATGCATTTGCTTTAACTTTTTGTACCTGGCCATCAGTAATTATATCCTTAAACATTATTTTTCTATCCTTTGGTTGTGGTATATCCGTAACGGTATCGAACATAGTTTGTTTGGTTCTTATGTTAGTCCAATAATATCTATCTCTTTGCTGTGCAGTCACTAAACTACTATTTATACGTACAGGATAAACACCTAAAGCCCTGCTCATAATTCCGACATCTTTTTTACTTGCACTTCCTACGTTTTCCTGCAAAAATTTAACATTTGGATTAAGTTTTTTAACGTGTTCCAATATCTCAACAAAAGTAAAAAATAAACTACTCCTACTGCCGTTTATACCTGCTCTTTTACCTGCTGCACTTAAATCTTGACAAGGCGAACCACTACCAATAAAATCAATAGTTTTCCAATCAATATCCCAATCTTTCCAATTTTCGATATTACCAACCTGGATCACATCTGGAAAATGATGTTGTTGTAATTCTATTGCATACGGCTTTATCTCGCTTGAATAGTATTTATCAACCTTAATATTCATATCCGCAAACGCTTGTCTTAACGTTCCCATTCCATTAAATAAACTTATTACATTCATCTTTCTTTATTTTATATTATTTTAAAAAGGCAAATCATCTTCAACCTCTTTTTTTATCTCTACTGTATCGTTTGGATCAACTCCTAACATATCAGCGGTTATAGTGTAGTAACGACCTCGAGCAGTTGAGTAAGGGTCTTTTTCGTTTAACGGTATAAATGTTTCGTTCTTATCCGTTTGTTTGGCTTTGTATTCGTCACGCAATACTTTTGTAATGTAACTAATATTAACCTGATTATTTGAACCGAAAAAAGTATCTTTTAAAATCTTTGGAGTTACTCTAAATTCATCAAAACCAACTGAATTAATCATTAAATCGGATAAATTAGCGTCTAATTCTTTCTTTAACCATGTTTCAGATTCTTTTTGTACTTTCCTTAATTGGTTTGTAATTATCTTATCCGGTTCGATAATAAATCTATCTTTTGTTAAATCTAATTTATCCAAATTTTGTAAATACCTTAATAAAAAAGGTATTTCCGAAGTTAATTTATCCTCAATTAATGCATCTCTTTGTCCAGTAACTGGTGGAACTTTGCGAACCCAAAACCTAATTTCGTCATGCTCAATTTTCATAAAGTCATGTTCTTTATTAGAGTTCATTATAACTTTACCGTAAAAAGGTAATTGATATTGTGCCACGTGCTTTCGGTTTACTGATTGAGTTTTTTGCGTTACAATGGCTTTTAACCGTTCAACTGAACTAGATTTCTCTACTACTGCCTCATCAACTGCAATTATATTCTTTGTTGCCCAAAACTCATTAAAATTATTTGTTAAATCATCG